GAAGCTTCTGGGATCTTGCGTCTGGATGGAGCTGCAAGACGACGGGACGATCAAGCCCCGGCAACTGTCTGAAAACCAGAACGTGGAAGACTGTTTCCAGATGGACACGGGGACCATGTACCTGTTGGCCTTCGAAGTCTTGAGGTACAACAAGTTCCCTTTTTTCGAGAAGCTCGTTGCTATTGGAAAAGAGAAGCTGGGAACAAGTGGCTTCGCAGGGCAGTCGAGCAACGAGAAAAAGACGCCGGAGCAATCGGGAACCTTGGAGAGCTAGACCCAGACCTTGCCGCGGAGTATCCCATTTGGAGGATCATCCGGGCAAACCAGGGCGTGACGCTTTCTGACATCGAATACTGGACGCTGGAAGACGTGGACAAGTTCAATGCGCTCATGGATATGGACGAGGACCACAATGCAGCATATCGAGCCTACCTGACACCTGAACCCAAGGAGTAGCGACGTGGTTGTTCAAGAGCTGATCGCCAAACTCGGGTTCGACGTGGACCAGGGGGGCATGAAGAAGGTCGACAACGGCCTTTCTTCCCTGATCAAGCAAGTGGGGCTTTTGGCCGCCGCCTGGAAGGCCGTGGGCCTCGTAATCGACAGCGTCAAGGGTGCGGCGAACCTGGAATCCATGAACGCCGAATTCGAGGTGATGCTGGGCAATGCAGACGCGGCCCGGTACTTGGTCCAGCAGATTCAGGGCATGGCCGCCGCGACCCCGTTCGAGACGGCTGGGCTCGTTGCCAACGTCCGCATGATGATGGCTTTCGGTCAAACGGCGAATCAGGCCATGGGCGCCTTGAAGTTCCTTGGCGACGTGGCCGGCAGCTCCCAGGAGAAGCTGGACCGCCTGACCCTTGCCTATTCCCAGGTCATGGCGACCGGAAAGCTGCAGGGCCAGGACCTCCTACAGTTCGTCAACGCCGGATTCAATCCGCTTCAAGTCCTGTCGGAAAAGACCGGCAAGTCCATGGCCCAGCTCCGCAAGGACATGGAGAAGGGCGCCATTTCCGCCGACATGGTCCGGACGGCCTTTGAAACCGTCACGGGTCCCGGTGGCAGGTTCTTCGGCAACATGGAAAAGCAGAGCCAGACGCTCAACGGCCTCTGGTCTACTATGGTCGACAACATCACGATCCTGATGGCCGAACTGGGTGGGAAGCTGGTCCCATTTGTCAAGGAGGTGGTTCGGGGCCTGATCGACATGTCGGACGCCATCGCCGGGGCCTATAGGCAGCTTGGAGACTTCTTCGGGCTCATGCTGTCCGACGGCCTCACGGCTCAGGACACGGCGAACGGAATCGCTACGGCGTTCATGACGATCGCCGATGTCATCATGGCCGTGGTGACTGGGTTTCACGGGCTCAAGATCGTAATCGACGGGCTCATGGGCGTAGTGTTCGGGTTCCTTGGGCTCATTGCGGCCCTTGCCACCTCAATCCTAGTGATCCCCTTGCGAGTCCTGGCATGGATCGAGGACAAGCTGGCCATGCTCCTGGCCAAGGTCGGACTGTTCCGTAGCCTGATTCCTGGACTGGCCACAGATGCCAAGGACGCCCGGAACGCCTCCGACGCCATAGCCACCCCGGCCAATGTACTTCTGGACATGGCGGGCCAGTCATTTGGCGCCGCAGGTGCAGGGGGCTCCAAGTTCCTGGAACTGGCTTCCATGATCGGTGGCTCCAAGAATGCCGCACCAGGGACCAAGCAAAGCCTTACAGCCGACATCCTTGCAGCTTTGGCAGGTGGGCGCCCAGTGACAAACAACTACGTGAACACAGATATCACGATCCATGCCGAAGGTTCCATGAAGGACATTCTCCGGGAACAGGCCAACGACATCATCGGCACTGCGGTCCTGGCAACTAGGCTCAAGGCGGCCGCCGTATGATGCTCCCAGCTTCCCTTTTCTACCGGGTCGACGGATACTTTGTCGGCAGCATCAAGTTCGACCTTGAGATCTCGGAAAACCACAGCATCGAGGCCCAGGTTTCCGAGCATCCGATTGAAGACGGCTCCATCGTCTCGGACCACGTGCGCATTCTCCCGCGCAAGGGCTCCATCGTGGGCCTTGTGACCAATCACCCGCTGGTGTCTCCTACCACCCCGCTCCCTGCTGAGTTCGTGGAGAGGGTGACAAGGATCGGGCATCCCGGGTGGCTCCAGTCCCTGGCGAACCAGTACAAGACGGAAGAGCCCCTCACCGCCAAGGACTTCGAGTCCATTCCCCGCTTGACTCCTGGCGAAAACAACCGCGCCCGGAACGCCTGGGAACTGTTCAAGCAGCTCGTATCCAATCGGCAGCCGGTCACCATCATGACCGGCGTCGAGAAGTACGCCGATGTCATCGTGACCAAGGTGTCCACGTCTCGAGAGGCCAGAACCGGGGACGCCTTGCGCTTCGCCGTCGAGTTCCAGGAGATCAAGTTCGTGACTCTCACGGAAGTCGTGATTACGGCCGCCACCAAGTCGCCTTTGCCCAGCGTGCCTGTGGCCAAGGCTTCCAAGGGCAAGACCGGCGGCAAGCAGTCCAGCGCCCAGAAGGTTCCGAACAAGGCGCCAAACGGCTCCATTCCATCCGTAGGCACCCGATGATCCAGATTCCCCTTTTCAACAAAACAGAAGGCGACTGGGAACAGAAGATTTCCCTCGGGGACCAGGAGATCATCATCCGGATCCAGTGGAACCCACGGTCTCAGATGTGGTTCATCGACCTGGACGACCAGGACGGCCATGTAGTCCGGTCCCGGAAGCTCTGCACCCTCTGGCCCGTCTGATACTCGCACCGCGCCTTGTTCCCCATCGTCGGGGATTTCGTTCTCATGCCCGAAGTGTCGCCGGCGCCCGACTATCCGACGTTCGAAGGCCTTGGCACTACCCACAACCTCTATTGGCTAGACGCCGACGAGCTGACGACATGGGAGGCGGCACTTGGCATCTGATTTCCAGGCGACTCCGATCAAAGCATGGGAACGGCAAATTGAACTCGTGGTCTATGCACCTAGCGATGTTTCCAGCGCCGCCATTCTCCTGCAGGGCGGCCAGGAATTCGGGCTTCGGGTGTCCGACCTCCACATGGATTTCGACGTCACACGGTCCCAGGTCTACAGCGCCAACGTGGCCGAATTCAAGGTCTACAACGCTTCGGAAGCTACACGGAAACTGATGGCCGAGCCCGGGAAGCGCGTCCGCTTTTCCGCTGGCTACCGGGACATGGGCGGCCCTGTCGGCATCTTCTGGGGCTCGATCCTCCGTGCCCCAAGTTCCAAGGTCGGCCCGGACTGGGTGACCACGATCACCGCGGTTTCCAGCCTCACGGAAGCCACGGGCACCCTGGACATTGCCAACAGCCGCAAGAACAAGCTGGCCCCGGACCAGAAACAGGAGCTTGTAAACCAAGCTGTAAACCGGATTCCCCTCGTTCTGAACTACGGCCCCGACGCCCAGGCGAAAGAGATCATCCGGACCATTGGGAGCCAGACGGGCCTCGCCGTCAACGGCCTGGAAGACATGCCCGATGTCCTATTCCCCAATGGCTGGACCTACGTCGGCGGGGTTCGGGGCGCACTGGACACCTTGGCAAAGATGCTCCGGGCTTCCGGATTTTCCCTTGTCGCCGGCAATACGTCGATCCTTGTCACCCCGCTATCCGGAACCAGTCTTTCGGTGACCGCGGCGTACTTGTCCCATGAAACCGGGCTCATCGAAGTCAAGCCTACAACCGACTTGAACATCCCGCCCAAGCTGGACAAGAAGGGCAATCGGATCGTGATGCCGGAAACCTATGAGTTCAAGGCCCTTTTGAGTCCGAAGATCACGCCCAATTCCCTTGTGGAATTCGATACCCCGCAGGTAAAGACCTCGATGCTTGTTTCCGAGTGCAAATTCATCGGGAACAACTACGGCGGGGACTTCCACGTGTCCGGCAAAGGTGCGGCATGGACCCGCGGTGCCGCCGACACCTTGAGGAGGGCGTAAATGGACGACATGCTGGAATCCCTGGAACTATGGCTCCAAAGCCGCATGGAAGATGTCCATACGATGCTTCCCGGTACCGTGCAGTCCTACGACCCAGACACCAGGACGGCCGTCGTCAAGCCGTCCGTGAAGCTGCGCACGATGCACGGGGACGTCCTGGACATTCCGCCCATCGCCTCGGTTCCTGTCGTCTGGCCCGGCTCCAACGACTTCACGGCCATGTCCAAGGACCTGCCCAAGGGGTCCGGCGTCATGCTCCTGTTTTCTGAGGCATCCCTGGGCAACTGGCAGCGCGGTTCCCAGGATGCCGCAGCCGACGACGAGACAAGGCACTCTCTCCAGGACGCAGTCGCCGTTCCCGGCCTCTGGTCCATGCGTCGGGTCCCTGGACACGAATTGTCCGTGGCTGATTGGGGTGTGTGTTCCAGTTCTCTCGAGATCGGGGGGACAAAAAGCGGCTTGGTGTCCATCAAGAACCAGACGACGGATCTCCGGGAAGTGTTGGAGGCCTTGCAGGGGATCCTTCCCACCATGGACCTGCAGCTCACGGCCCTGAATGCCCTTGTGCCGGGCTACGTGTCCCAGGCCGTTGATATCGGGGCGGTGCTCACCAAGATCAAGGGACTACTAGCATGAACCTGCAGCTTGGAAACCAAGCAATCCCGGAACTCATCGGCGTCCTTGGAGATGGGTATCCTAAGATCATTGGAACGCTGGACGAAGGAGCCTACCTGCTCAGTGGGTCCTTGATAGATTCCGTGATCCACGACATCATCGTCATAGACGGCAATGTCCCTTTGTACAGTGGACTAGACCAGCGGATCGATTGCATGCTTCGTACGTTCCGTGGCGAATGGTGGCTGGATCCCACGATCGGGGTTCCCTACTTCGAGGAGATCTTGAAGAAGAACCCCGACATGTCTGTGGTCCGACAGGCATTTGCGTCCGTGATTCTATCGGTCCCAGGGGTCCAGGAAGTCACGCGCCTAGAAGTCAAGTTTCTACGGTCTTCGCGGAGTCTCCGTGTAAATTTTGAGGTCAAGGGCACAGACGCCATTCCGGCATCGGGCACCTCGGAGGTATCGGTTTGACAACGTTCGTAGATGCTACCGGCTTCCGCCGCCCGACGTTTCAGGAAATCCGGAAACAGGTTGAGGCACAGTTCACCGCGGCCATTGGCGCCGGGATTGACCTCACGGCGACCGGACCCTTCGGCCAGATCGTCGCCAACATCACGGCGTGGGCCGATTCCCTCTTTGCCGGTGTCCAGGACACCCATACCCAACAGGACCCGGATCAGGCATCCGGGATCTTCCTGGACGAGGCGTGCTCCAAGGTCGGCATCTACCGACTTCCGGCGACCCCTGCCTACGCCAATGACGTCCTGCTCTGGGGCGATTTTGGTGTCCCTGTCACGGTTTCCACAGGCTCCAAGGCCAAGAGCGCCACGCAGCCGATGTCCTACAGCCTCCAGTCTGACGTAGGCCTTGGCGCCTCGTCCACGGGCCCATTCCGGGCCGTACGGATGTCCGGCATCTTCACCACGGGAAACGTGCTCTCCGTGACCTTGGACGGGACCACCTACACCTACACCGTCCTGATCACGGACACCAACGCCACCGCGATTCAGGCACTTGCCGCCGTGGTCAATGTCGGCGCCTTCACCGGTGCGGCATCCTTGGAAGTAGTGTCTGGATCCAATTACCTGCGGATCGAGGGCGACGGGTTCCTGCTGTCCGCATACTCCGGGCACTGGACCCCGTACCAGGAAGCCCAGGCCGGGACCTTCGTTGCCGACCTCTCCCAGGTCCAGGCGATCCCTGCCCTGACCCTGGACACCATCCTGACGCCGGTTTCCGGGTGGATCTCCGTCGAACAGCCCGCGGCCGGGATCGATGGGACCGACGTGGAGTCGGATGCAAGTCTCCGGGTTCGCCGGGTGCCGGGCACCAGATCCGGCACAGGCACCGAAGACGCGATCAGGGAAGCCATCTACCGGGTTTCTGGAGTGTCCAGCGCCCTCGTTGTTTCTAATCGCACGGACGCCGCCGATTTCGAATCTCGGCCTCCCCATTCCGTGGAAGCCATCGTGTCCGGGGGCAATGCTGCAGACGTCGCCGCTGCAATCTGGTCCACGATTGGCGCCGGCATCGCCATGTACGGAGGGACCACGGTCCCCGTCATCGGTGCTGACGAAAAGCCGCACGACGTCAAGTTCTCGATTCCGAACCCCCAATATGCATGGGTCCGGGTGCTCTCCATCGTGGCGGACACCGACGCAGGCCCGGAAGCCGGGTACCAAGCAGCCATCGCCGCGGCTGTCGTGGAATACGGGAACCAGAACTTCGGCCTTGGCGACAACTTCAACTACCAGCGCATGTTTGCCCCTGTTCTATCGGTCCCTGGAATCGGATCGGCCACCATCACCATCGCCGTGACTGCCACAGAAGGCGGGTCCCCGTCCTATGCCGCGGCAAACATCCCCGTGGCATCCAGAGACTACCTGTCCTTTGCCACTAGCCGGGTGGTGTTCACGTGACCGCGGTTCCTCAGATGCAGCAGATCGCGGACTACACGGCCCTTCTGGAACCCCGTGTCCTGTCTCAGTACCATCAAGCCAAACGGCTTCTTGGAATCATGGAAGCCGGGACCCTGCAGGCAGACGAGATCGAGGAAGCCATGTTCCAAGTGCGGAATGGCTTCTTTTTGGCCACGGCCGTCGGGGTGCAGCTGGACACCTTGGGCAAGATCTACCGGGAATCCAGAAACGGACGGACGGATTCCGACTACCGGGACGCTATCCGCCTACGTGCGGCTACGGCGATCAGTGGAACCCCGGACGAAATCATCCTGTTCCTCAAGAACTTCGTCGCCGGAGCACCCACGGACCTCGAGTACCAGCCGGAATACCCCGGGAAGTACGTGATTCTGACTTCCGACGACTCCTTTTCAGCCGGTAGCTTGGATTCCGTTTCTCCGGCCGGTGTCAAGGGCATGATGGGGGATCCGATACTTGACGGGAACTTAGACCCACTGCGCGACGGCTACGGGAACATCATCTACAGTGTGAGGGAATAAAATGTCCGACATCACAGGGAACCAGACAGTTCGTATCCGGATGCCAGTGGCCACGGCCGCCGAAATCGACGCTGCCAAGAAGAAGGGTGTCTTCGGATTCGACACGACTGCAGGGACCGTCGCCGTGTGTCCGGCCGACGGTGCGAACTTTGTGCGTCTAGGCCTCCATCCTGCAGATGCCCCGGCCGCCACGTCCTTGGGCGGAACGGACCTTGTTCTGATCGTCCAGGGCGGCGTTCTCAAAAGAACCACAGTTGCCGACCTCTCCGGCGGTGGCGTCTGGCAGCCTCTAGACGCCGACCTCACGGCCATTGCGGCCCTGGCCACGACTTCCTTCGGACGCAGCTTACTGACCCTGGCCGATGCTGCAGCCGCTCGGACATCCATCGGCGCGACTTCTAGTTCCGATCTGGCCGGATACCAGCCCCTGGATTCCGATCTCACGGCCATTGCGGCCCTGACCACAACCTCTTTCGGCCGTAGTCTACTGGCGATGGTGGACGGTCCTGCAGTCCGTGCGGCCATTGGCGCCGGCACAGTGGAACCTGCGGATCTTGCTTCCTACCAGCCCCTGGACGCAGACCTCACGGCCATTGCGGCCCTGACCACGAACGCATTTGGACGCGGACTCCTTCCACTTGCGAGTGCCGCCGCGGTGCGTAGCTACATTGGCGCCGGAACGTCCAGCTTCTCGGGTTCCTACACCGCCTTGTCCAGCATTCCCGCTTCCATCGACGCCATCGACGGGCTTACCCCCGCAGCGGACAGGATCCCATACTACACGGGGGCCAGCACCGGGGCGCTCACGGCCTTGACTGCATTCGCCAGGACGCTTCTGGACGACGCAGATTCCGCCACGGCGCGGACGACGCTGGGAGCGGCGGCCACTGTCCACGACCACACGGCAATCACGGGAAGCGCCGCCAAGCTCACGGCGGCCCGGACGATCTCTGCAACTGGAGATGCTTCGTGGTCCGTGTCTTTCGACGGATCGGCCAATGTTACGGCATCCTTGACGCTAGCAAACACCATTACGGCGGCCGGGCCCGTGGGCAGTGCGACAACTGTCCCGATCATCACCTACGACGCCAAGGGGCGCCTGACAGTGGTGTCCAGTACCACGATTACCCCGGCATGGGCCAGTGTCACCGGGAAGCCGACGACACTTTCCGGATATGGGATCGCGGCGACGGACGTCACGGCGCAGCTTCTGTCGGGGTTTGTTGCTGGGTCCAACACGACGATCGCGGCGACGGATTCCATTTTGGCGGCGTTCCAGAAGGCCCAGGGACAGATTTCGGCTAGGGCACTGGCGTCGGATGTTTCGACTAACTATTTGCCTAAGCTCAATCCGACATACACCGGGACGTTGACAGGTCCTGTCGTTCGCGCCGAAGGCGACTGGTCGTCAGTCAATGGCCAAGTCGTCGCCGGAAAGGTTGGGCAGGCGGGCTACTACTCGATGCGGCGCGGATCCGACGGATCGCAGACTGGCGGCATTGGCTGGATGGCGTCGGCCACCGAATCCTCTGAGTTTCGCCATTCCGCAGGCGGTGGCGGCTCATACCAGACGTTCCTCAACAACGGTGTCGAGCGGCTTCGTATTGCTACCGACGGATCGCTGCTTCAGTCTGGGGTCGCCTTCCTCGATGCCAGCCGCAACATCACCGGGACCACGGTAAAAGGGCTCAACGCCGCGGGAGTCGGAATCCGCCCCGTTGTCGCCTTGGCTGATGGCACCTTTGACGACCAGGACGCCGCGGCGTTCCGGGGGACCATCGGGGCGCTGGCTTCCTCGAATCCAAACTTCACTGGGAACCTACTACAAGATGGAAACCAGCGAATCACTGCAGATGGAAACGGGCGCTTTGTCCGGCTGGTCGTAGATTCCCTGGCCGCAGCTGGTTTGCCGGTGGTGACCGATGAAGCGGGTGTGCTACGAAACAAGCCTGTAGGGGAGTTCCGGACAATTATTGCCGCAGCTGCCGCCGACCACAATCACGACGGAGTCTACGCCCCCGATCCCGCGCAAACCGACAAGAGCGGCAACTGGACCTTAGACGCTGACACTACGAAAGGCATCCTGCAGACAACCACTGGCACCCTGACCCTTCCTGCTGCATCCGCTACATATGCATCTAAGTCCTACATCGTCACGGCGTCCACGACCTTGACACTGACGATCGCCGGCACCTTCTGCTACTTGGACGCGAACAACAATGCGTCCTACTGGCTCGACACGGCCACCAGTGTCGCGTTCACCATGAACGGCGGACATGCGTCTGGAGTCCGGAAGAAAATCGAAATCTGGTGCGATGGACAGGAGTGGCTAGTCCGGTGCTAGTCGCCATTGTCCTTTGCCATGGGGATGCGCAGGCCAGACTGCTGGCCCAGCTTCCCCCGGATGCATTCTCCGGGGCGGATCTGGTCCTTGTGGCCTTTTCCGACACATCCATGGCATCCGATTTCCAGTTCCCGTTTGCCGGGATCCCTGTTCCCCGTACGTTCCCCGGATTCAATGCCGGATACAACAGGGACCAGGCCCTGCAGCATGTACTTGCGCACAGGTCCGCAGACGTCGTGTTCATAGACGGGGATTGTCGACCATCGAAGGACCTCTTTCACCGCCACCGCCGGCAGCTTTCGTCCATGCTCCCTACGGTGACATTTGGAGCCCGGTACGAGGAAGGGAAGCAAGATCCCAGGGAATCCGTGTTCATGCACCGTGGCACAAGCTATCCGGCGACACTGATCCATGGGGCAGATGCCCTTTGCGCCGATCTCCCAAGCATCCGGAACCATCGCACCGTGTGGTCCTGCAACTTCGGGATCAATCGGAGCGCCCTGGAACTGCTAGTCAAGGACGGGCGCCTGTTTCATCCCATGTTCGACGGGATCTGGGGTGGCGAGGATACGGGGGTGGCCATCTCCGCATTCCATGCCAGATGCCGCCTTGTAGGCCTAGATCCGAGTGTATCTTACGTTCAGCACGCGCCTCACCCCCCTTGGGCCGTGACTAGGAAGAACCTAGAGCGTATGGGGGAATTTGAGTCCACTTTGACAGGAGACAGAATATGACTACCCCCACAACTGAAGCCCCCGCCGAAAAGATTTCCCCCGAAGACTTGGCGAGACTGGTCCGCGCCAACGCACAGCTGGGTGCAGCTACGGACAGGCTCCAACAGCTTCAGGATACCGCCGCCAAGGTCCGCGACGAGGTTGTCGGGGCGCAGGCCGTACTCGTCCACATGAGCAAAGAGATTGCCGAGAAGTACGGGATCAAGGACGGGGATACCATGGATCAGGAAGGCAACATCACCAGGAAGGCGGGATAAATGGGAACCATTCCAAGCTACGATGCGGCCACGGAGCCACTAGGGGACGCCAACGAACTGTATCTGGAACAGGGATCCGCTGTCGACAGGGGAAAGCGCCTGAATCTTGGGACACTTGCCGCGTACATGAGCACGGCGGCACGCGCCATCTACCTAGTTTCTGGGACTGGTGCACAGGTATTCGACACCGACGGCATGGCCTCCGGGATCATCGTGGTATCCGACACGGTTACGAGCCTGGAGATTCAGGGCACTGCCCCCAGGCTGAAATCTCAGTACCTCATCATGAACAGCACCGCGGGCCCCGTCAGCGTGACTTCTACAAGCGGGTTCCTGGCACTGGGCGGCGTGTCCGTGGCTTCCATCGTCCTTCAGTACCAGGGGGACGCGCTATCCGTCGCACGTGTTGACGATTCTCCGGCTGTTTGGGCGGGCCAGTACATCACCGGCTCCGGAGGTCCCGCAGCCCTGAGCACGGTCGAAGAGTACACCACGGGCGTGAGTCCGGAATTCAATTGGTCTTCCAGTGGGACGGAACTTACAACAGGCTCCCTTGAACTGGACCCAGGAACATGGATCTTAGAGGCTACGGTCCTGGTCCGTGGTCAATCTGGCGCCGGTGCACTCCTGAACGCGGAATCCAGGTGGCAGGACATCTATAGTAGTGCCCCGGCTCTTGTTGGGGCCGCAGGAACCGCCAATGCATCCGCTTCCGCCGGTCTGTGCTCTGTCACCATGCCAAGGCGCAAGGTCGTCGTGACAGCCGCCACAACCTACACCCTCCTGACCACGGCCAAGTACTCCGGAGGATTTGGCAACGCTGACGCCTGGGTTTCCATCACTGCGCAAAGGATCAAGTAGCAAAGGGCCACCAAGCACCTCGGCACGGGGGTGGACTAGGTGCAAGGTGGCCATGGGCCCGGGAGCTAGTCTTCCGGGCCTTTTGTTATCCGTGCGTGGCGATCATGGCGAACAAGGCGTCCCTTGCCGTCAGTTCCGTAGGCATCCATGGCGTGTGGAGCCTGGGGCGATCCTGTGGCGCCGTGTCCTTCGGAATCGGGAGCCCGGCAAATCCGCACCATGTCCGATTGATGCTTTCGACAAAGTGGCATTCCCACTCAAGATCAGCGGCGACCATGTTGCTTCCTCCATTGCTTCCAGAGTTTCCAGAACACGGTCCCCACCAGCATGGCACCGATAGCCAGTTGTCCCCAAACCAGAACCCGGAACCACGTTCCAAGGGCATCCGTGGGGACATGGGACATGTGCGACACGGCCGACGAGATCAGGGTGTCCGTCACGGGAGCACCGCTTCCCAGACCGTCGCCTTGCGCCCTGTGCGCGTGTTCCTGCGGACCCCGGAATCCCGGATGCTTCCAGCCTTGAACAAGTCCCGGACCCGGGCACTGGCCGTCTGGTGGCTCAGGAACAGTGCCACTTCGATCTCGTCGCACGTGGCACCCTTGGGCCTGTCTTCTCGGATGATGTAGGCGAGGATCTTGGAGGCATCGACCGGCGCCTTGTCCTTCTGGGACTTGTGGGCATCGAGACTGGTTTCTGGGGGCGTGTAGGACTTGGTCTGGCGAGGCTTGGAGATGGGGACCATGTAGGTCTCGGTGACGACGCACTTGGCTCCTGCACACTTCGACCTACACAAAGTGCCCCCATACGCGCCTGGGCAACACGGACCATGCGGAATGATTTCCCCAATCTGCAGCCATCTGTATCCCGGCAAAAGTTCCATGGTTTCCTTCTCCTTTTAGTTTTTTGAGTTTCGCTTCATGCGCCTCAAAGTTTCAGAGATACCACGTCCACGGCGTGCAGGACCAGTTCCAACCGGTCCCACGCCTTCGGGATCCTGGCGTCCGTGGGCTTCACAGCCTCCCGGCGCCTTGTGTCCATGTCTACCCATCCATCCCGTTGCCGGATGGACCGGAAGACGTGGATGGACGGCTTCTGGCCCTTGGAACGAGCTTCCTCGGCGTACACGCATGCTGGAAGCCGTGGGCAAATGGGAGCATGTATGCTATTCAAGCGGTCCCCAGTTGTCGACACCATCGCCGTCCAGAAACTGGGATCGCTTCCACTCCCCTTGTTCGTCCCGCTCCGCATCCAGTCATGAAAACAAGGCGACAAGGGCGACGATCACCAGGACGAAAAGGATGGTCCCGCCCATGGGGACCGGAGTGTATGCGATTTGCTCAGCGGTGGCAGTGTTCATGGATGCGACCCCCCGTAGGTCGTGAAAGAGGGGAACCGGACTCCGTCGACAAATTCACCGGTCCCCCTCAGTGCAAGGCCGCTTGGAACCTACCAAGCTCCCTACTAGAGTCCTAAATATATGCTGCATTTCTAAAGGATGCAAGGGGTTATTTCGCCTTGAATTCGAAGGTCGCAAGGATGTAGCCACGACGAGGGGCTAGGGTGCAGGTGACTTCGTGTGGCGTCCGTAGAAGCTGGTTCAGGTCCACCCGGTCCCGAAAGGATCCGTTCCCGATCTTCACGGGGATGCGCGGCTTCCCTGATCCATAGGCGACGGATTCCTTGAGACAGTGTTCCCACTTTTCCCGATCGGAAAGAAGATCGAACCCAGCTCCCTTGGAGCTGGAGAT